ACTCAGGTGCCTTGCCACCGGGTCGGGCGGCGGAAGGTAGTCGCAGCGGGGTTTTACTATGCTGAACAGGCGCGCTCGCTTTTTTAGCCTGTGTCGTGGTTACTGGTTCACGGTTTACAACATGTGGATTACTGTCTGAGCACCCCCTCCGTATCCCTTCACGCAATATTCTTACAGGCGTGCTTCGAATACGCTCAGCGGAGGTATTTACTCTGTCGGACAGGCTGTTACTCTCTGTTACTCTATAAACGTCATAGACCTCTCTGGCCGCCACAAGCATGGGCGTTATTGTCTCACAGACACGCTGCACTACCCTGCCAGCACTCTCCAGATGCTTTGCAACCTGCGGGACAAAAGAGGCGCTACGTTGAGATACACTACTGACTGCTGGCAAGACCGCTACAATCCGTTCAAACAGTAGCGTAAGCGTATCGGCATCTATTTGATCGATATCGAAACCCAGCGAGCGAAGAAAATCGTTAACTGCATCTGTGCTAATGCTCATTGGCTGCCCTCCACTTATCTACTCTGACGTCGTTATCCTCGCGCATATCGAGATAGTCGTTCAGTAAGGCGATGCGGCAGAGATCGACCGCGCCGCTATCGAGATCCCGCTGATAGATCTGAAAGGCGAGGGCCGGGCGCAGAATAAAATCCTCTCCGCCTGGCAGCGTGTTTAACGCTACGCTACCGGCTGGGCTGGCGTCTCGCCGGTAGGGAGTCCTTGCAAAAAATTTCCCAACGAGTCGGCGACCACCCGCGCCACCAGCTGCAACAGCGTCAGCAGTTCAATATCGTCGAAGGCGATTTCGCCGTGCTGGAAAACAGGCACCCAGCCCTTCATATGTTGCCGGGAGACCACTGAAAGGCAGGGAAAAAGGATCGCGTTAACATCCTCATCGTTTAGGCTTGCTACCGCAGTGGCAATCCCTGGCAGGACGGTCGCTATCGCCCCTTCGCTGTCGTTATTGCCTATCCTCTCCTGAAGCGCGCGGAAATCAGCGACCAGGCTGGCCAGCACCGGCAGCATTTTGCGGGCGACCTTCAGCTGCTCGAATACGTTGAGCTTTGCGATACGGTACGTCACGCCATCAATAGCAAACTCCATGCTTAAAACTCCCCGAGCAGGCGGTCGATTTTTCCGCAGTCAAATACCCAATCTACCGTTCCGCCGTCGGCTGCATTGTTAAAGTCGGGATGCTTCTGAAACGCGCACCCACGCGCCGTCAGGATGTCGCCAGAGGCCGTGTTGCGGATCACAATTACGTTATTTCCCCAGGTCGCGGCCGACAAAATCTGCGCGTTATAGGCCAGTGATAATCTTTTATTTACTGGGGAGGTTTTAAGCAGTGATACCGTAATAGTGCCGGATTTATCCGCGTGTAGGCTGTGCATCACTTCCCCATCAGCCCCTACGGTCATCGTATTCATGCTGCCACCGGTGGTCTGGGTGATCCCCTCCGAAGCATTAGCCGATCCCTGACCGAAATCGATAATGCCCGTCGGTCCGGTAAGCGTCGCGGTGACGTCAAGAAAAGAGTAGGTTGCCATCTGGTTGCTCCTTAGCGAACGACGTTGATTTGAACATCTGCGTAATGAATAGCGCCTGCCAGCTTGCAGGCCACCTGAATCAGCGGAGATTTACGCGCCTCCCGATCTGCCTGAGCCTGAGCAGAAAGCGGCTGCGCATAGACGTAATAACCTTTGGTTAGCGTATCGCCGGAAGAGAGTTGACCTATCGCTCCCCCATTCCAGACGCCAGGCGCAACCAGACCGTTGTTGACTGACTGATCCATCGACTGCTCTACGCCAGCGAGCAGGCGCGTGACGCCAGCATCGGTCTGGGGAATTTTGCTGGGGCTGGTGTAAAGCAGGTTATAAAGGTTGGTCTGCACGTAATTTTGCAGCCAGTCGAGCCCATGGCGTTCGTCGAAAAAATCGCCGTTTGCCATGACGCCCTGCTGAAGAATGGCCGTATCGTTGGCATAGTAGACAAAGACGTTAGCGTTTTTTGCATCCACTGCCGACGCCTGAGCGATATTCAACGTCTCGTAGGTCACCGTCGGCTCCTGCTTAAACTTCAGGGTAATAGTGGTATTGCTGGCGTTGAAGTTGACGGTAAAGGCCCGGCCAAAGGCGGAAGCTGCGGCATAGGGGCTACTGGTGGAGTACTGTAAAAACGTGCGTCCATAGCGGCCAGACTTAAGCCGCGAGGCGACATCGGTCATTACCGTTGTGCTGATAATCCCGGCATCGCCAGAGGTGACACCAAAAATTCGGCTCGGCGTGGCAGCCTCAATAATCGCGGCAACGCTAACAACATCATCTGCGTCAAGCACATCGCTGCCGCTGATCACCTCATCGGCGACAATCAGTCCATACCAGTCAGAATAGTTCAGGCAGGCATTAACGGCGTCGAGAATAGTTTCCGTCTCCTCTTCGCCCGCGTCAGCGGTCTTCGCCCAGCGGCCAAGATAGACCTCTTCCGGTTGAGGCGACTGGCTGAAGTAAACCAGCGCCGCTGCGTATTCCGGGCTATCAACGCCGAAATCATCGCCAATATTGGCGATCGAGACATAAAGACGGATGCGCTCTGCTGCAGAGATTGTTGTAGAGGAGCCGAGGATCAGCAGTGAGCCAAAGTTACGGCCGGTCGCCGCCGTTGACGACATGACTACATCTACGTTTACAACACTGGAAAGGGGTAAGCCCTGGGTCATGATTTATTCTCCAGAAAGGGTGACTGGTGCTGCCACCAGCGATTGAATAGCGTATTCGCGCGCAATTTTGCGACGCAGCTGCGTTGTCATGTCATAGCGGCGAACCCACGTTTGTTCGATAAGCTCCTGACAGGGCGTCAGGCAGACATAATCGATCAGCGAAAAACCCAGCGTATTCAGCCCGCTGTTATTCTGTGGGACCGCAATACCGTCGCGAAAACGGGCGGCAAATGTCATACCTGCTGGACCATAAAACGATGCCGTACACTCAAAGGTTTCATGACGCCAGAACTGCACCTCTTCTTCTGTTTGGTTAGTAAAGGCTGGACTGCCATCACTGGCCCATCCCGTGATACCGAATGCACACCACGTTGTTCCCACAGACGGCGTTAAGGGTGGGTCACTTCCCCACCGGGGGCATACGCTGTCCGCTGGCAGGCCGGAGACGCTGCTTATCCACTGGCCTAGTAGCGCATCAAGCGTCTCATCGTAATCCGGATCGCAGTTAGTGGGTGTTAACCAGCCCGCTTCTGTACTGGTGTTATTGCTCAAGGGAAAGGCCTCCATCAAACGGTGACGGGCATAAAAAAAGCCCCGAGAGTTCGGGGCTTTTGATTGGGGTTGTAAAATCAACTCATACTAGTCTGACACACTTTTTGCGGCCCGCATGAGCACTTTCTTCATCCGGCTGTTTAGTGACCTCAGGGTCCATTTGCAGTGAGACGCCAAGCATACAGAGGCACCCCTCAATAAAGCCTTCCGCGGTCTCTATCACGCGCCTTATCTCGCGCTCCGAGGTTTTAACTCTGCGCCCAATTTCACGTTTTGATAGCCCGTGAACGTAATAAAGCATGATGGCATTCAGCTCTTCAGATTTGCGTATCTGCTGCAGACGACTTATGCAGCCATCGATTATCAACCCGTCATCATCACAGCATGAGGGGCGAGAGGAGGCAGAAGTGCCGATCAGCCCTTTAAACCCTGCCGCAATGGGTGACCAATTTACCGCCGTATTATGCTGGGCGGCCCACCCACCCCAGCGTTCTAAAATCTGTTGTATATCGCGCATCATTCTAGCCCTGGTTTTAAACGTTATCAGGAGATGCATCTTTACCTGTTTTTATTCATCGCCGCCGGGCAAAAAAAGCTATTACTGTCTGAAAGAGACAGAAACGTGACAGCAATCGGCACCGCAAACACCCTGGGAAAAAAACTGGTTTGAGCACAAATCGGGCGTATAATACCCGCCCTGCTTGTGTAGCTTCTGAGATTTTCCGATGGCGTTGCTGATCACCAAAAAATGCATAAACTGCGATATGTGCGAACCCGAGTGTCCGAACGAGGCCATCTCGATGGGTGAGAGCGTTTATGAGATTAACAGCGATCGCTGTACGGAGTGTGTCGGCCACTACGAGACGCCGACGTGTCAGAAGGTCTGCCCTATCCCCAATACCATTCTCAAGGATCCGGCGCGCAGTGAGAGCCAGGAGCAACTGTGGGACAAGTTTGTCCTGCTGCACCACGCGGATAAGATCTAACTAACTCTCGATAATCACCGTCGCGCAGGCGTAACGGCGTTCGTCCGCCAGGGTAACATGCATATGGGTCACACCCAGCCGCTCTGCCAGCTTCAGCGCTTCGCCCCACAGGCGCAGACGCGGCTTGCCTAACTCGTCGTTAAACACTTCAAACTGGTTGAACGCCAGGCCGTTGCGGATCCCGGTCCCGAACGCTTTCGCCGCCGCCTCTTTCACCGCAAAGCGCTTGGCAAGAAAGCGCACCGGCTGCTGGTGCGCCTGGTAGATTTCCCACTCGTTAGCGCTCAGTACCCGCTTTGCCAGCCGTTCGCCGGAGCGGGAGATGACCGCTTCAATGCGGTCGATCTCCACGATGTCGGTGCCTAAGCCCAGAATAGCCATCAGGCGCGCGCTTCCAGCATCAGGCGCTTCATCTCGGCTACCGCCTCTTTCAGGCCGCTCATTACCGCCCGGCCAATAATGGCGTGGCCGATGTTCAGCTCGTGCATCTGCGGGATGCGGGCGATAGGCTTCACGTTGTGGTAGGTCAGACCGTGGCCAGCGTTGACCTTCAGGCCGAGGCTTGCCGCATAGGTGGCGGCGTTGGCGATGCGCTCCAGCTCTTTGGCCTGGGTAACGTCGTCTTCCGCGTCTGCATAGCAGCCGGTGTGAATTTCGATGTAGGGTGCTCCCACCTCTGCGGCGGCTTTGATCTGCTCGCGATCGGCATCGATAAACAGCGACACCAGTATCCCGGCCTCCGCCAGCCGCGTGCAGGCGTCGCGCATCTTATCCCGCTGCCCGGCCACGTCCAGTCCGCCTTCGGTGGTAACCTCCTGGCGCTTCTCCGGTACCAGGCAGCAGAAGTGAGGTTTAGTCTCGCAGGCGATAGCCAGCATCTCTTCGGTGACCGCCATCTCCAGATTCATGCGCGTGTCGAGCGTCTGGCGCAACACCTTCACGTCGCGGTCAGTAATGTGGCGGCGATCCTCACGCAGATGGATCGTAATACCGTCCGCCCCTGCCTGCTCGGCAATAAACGCCGCCTGGACCGGATCCGGGTATGCCGTGCCACGCGCGTTACGCAGGGTGGCAATGTGATCGATATTAACGCCTAACAGTAGTTCAGCCATGACAATACAATCCTCGAATATCCTTTATCTTACGGTGGATGTTTTACGGTGCATCCGGCGCTGGCCGTTTCGGCACAAACTGGCGAAACAGCTCCCGGCTTTTTAACGGCTTACCGCCAAGATACGGCTTCAGGGCCGCGCGGGTAAAGCGTTTCGCCGCTTTTAACGTATCGCTATCGGGAAACTCGCGCTCGGCGAGCGCCCGCAGCTGACGGCCGGTGAAGGTGCGGTTATCGATTACCACGCTGGCGATAAACCCCTTCTCCTCCCGGTAGCGGTAGGTCATGGTATCCTCCACCGCTTCGCCGGTCCCGGCGCAGTGCATAAAATCGATGCCGTATCCCAAATGCCCCAGCAGCGCCAGCTCAAAGCGCCGGAGGACCGGTTCGGGCGAGCCGCTCAGGCCTGCCAGCGCCTGGATACAGTGCAGGTAATCGAAAAAAAGTTCAGAGAAGCGCGTCTCATGTTCAAGCACGCGAGAGATAAGCTCGTTGACGTAGAGGCCACTGTAGAGCGTGATACCGCTCAGAGGGAGCGCCAGCGACACCGCTTCCGCGCTGCGCAGGGTTTTGACTTCACCCCGACCGCCGAAGCGTACTAGTAGAGGCGTAAAGGGCTGCAGTGCGCCCTTGAGATTGGAACGTTTTGCACGTGCGCCTTTAGCAACAAGGCGCACGCGGCCCGACTCTTCCGTGAAGACGTCCAGCATCAGGCTGGTTTCGCTCCAGGGACGACTATGGAGAACAAAAGCGCGCTGCCACCCTTCCATTAGCCTCTATACTCGTCGTCTTTCATGCCGCAGGTACGTTGGCCGTACCCGTTCGTTTCGGTCAATTACTTGAGGTCGTCAACGTAGCCGAGGCTACGCAGGGCGCGCTCGTCGTCGGCCCAGCCGGATTTGACCTTCACCCATAGCTCAAGGTGCACCGGCGCTTCGAACATCTCCTGCATATCTTTGCGGGCTTCGATACCGATGGTTTTGATCTTGGCCCCTTTGTTGCCAATTACCATCTTCTTCTGCCCCTCGCGCTCAACCAGGATCAGGCCGTTAACGTCGTAACCGCCGCGCTCATTGGTGACAAATTGCTCGATCTCAACGGTCACCGAGTAGGGCAGCTCTTCACCAAGGAAACGCATCAGTTTTTCACGGATGATCTCCGAGGCCATAAAGCGTTGGGAACGGTCAGTGATGTAATCTTCCGGGAAGTGGTGGATCGCTTCCGGCAGGTGCTTACGCACGATGCTGGCGATGGTATCCACGTTCATCCCGGTCTCGGCAGAGAGCGGCACGATATCGAGGAAGTTCATCTGGCTGGCGAGGAACTGCAGGTGCGGCAGCAGATCCGCCTTCTCCTGCACGTTATCGACCTTGTTAACCGCCAGGATCACCGGCGCTCTGCCGTCGCGCAGCTTGTTGAGCACCATCTCATCGTCCGCCGTCCAGCGGGTGCCTTCTACCACGAAGATCACCAGCTCAACGTCGCCGATAGAGCTGCTGGCCGCCTTGTTCATCAGGCGGTTGATAGCGCGCTTCTCTTCCATATGCAGGCCCGGGGTGTCCACGTAGATGGCCTGGTAAGCGCCTTCGGTATGGATCCCCGTGATGCGGTGACGCGTGGTCTGCGCTTTACGGGAGGTAATAGAGATCTTCTGCCCAAGCAGATTGTTCAGCAGCGTAGATTTGCCCACGTTGGGACGTCCAACAATGGCAATAAATCCGCAGTATGTTTTTTCGTTGCTCATTCCAGCTCCAGTTTTTTCAACGCCTGTTCGGCGGCAGCCTGCTCCGCCTTACGGCGGCTGGAACCTGTGCCGACCACCGGTTCACTCAGGCCGCTTACCTGGCAGTGGATAGTAAATTCCTGATCGTGGGCTTCGCCACGCACCTGCACAACCAGATAGGTTGGCAGCGGCAGGTGACGACCCTGTAAAAATTCCTGCAAACGCGTCTTCGGATCTTTTTGCTTATCTCCTGGGCTGATCTCGTCCAGGCGAGTTTGATACCAGTAGAGGATCAGCTTTTCAACGGTCTGGATATCGCTATCGAGAAACACGCCGCCAATCAATGCCTCAACGGTATCGGCCAGAATAGACTCCCGGCGGAAACCACCGCTTTTAAGCTCGCCCGGCCCTAAACGCAGGCACTCGCCCAGCTCAAACTCGCGGCCGAGTTCAGCCAGCGTGTTGCCGCGCACCAGCGTCGCGCGCATCCGGCTCATATCGCCTTCGTCCACGCGGGGGAAGCGGTGATAGAGCGCGTTAGCAATAACGAAACTTAAAATGGAGTCACCCAAAAACTCCAGACGCTCATTGTGTTTGCTGCTGGCGCTGCGATGGGTTAACGCCTGCTGCAATAACTCCTGATGTTGAAAAGTGTAGCCCAGCTTCCGTTGAAGCCGATTAATTACGATGGGGTTCATGCGATACCAATAGGATGAATGCGTCAAAAATGCAGCACACGAAACCGAC